TGATAGCTCTATTCGAAGACCCTGGTGTGAATATGAAGTTTGGCTTTGCAAAAAGTTCAAATGTCCCAGGGCTGTGCTAGATTTAATGAAAGCAAATATTGACACTCATGGTTACACACTTCATGGGTGGAAGTATGCTTGTGATGGCACTAGGAAGAGTGGGGATCCATATACCTCATTGATGAACTCTATTATTAATGGGCTCTCACATTTGTATATATATTGTGAAGAACGCCACGTTTCATTAGATGAAGCGATGGACAACAATATGATACGTATGTTGGTCCAGGGTGATGATAATATTCTTAGGCATAATGGTGCTAAGATAAATTTTCGACCACTTATGGCGGAGCTTGGGTTCGACAGTGTTGCTATATACCGTGAGAATCTTCACACGGCGGAATTTTGTTCTAATCGTTTTTATAAATTACAAAGGGGTTGGATTCTTGGTCCGAAGCCGGGTAAGGTTTTGGCTAAGTTTGGTTACATTGTTAATCCACCGAAGAATGTTTCTCGTGAGTCTATGATGAGGGGCGTTGCTTTAGGATTACGTCGAAATTGTAACTTCATTCCCCCTATTAGGGCTGTGATTGATAGAGTTCTTGAGTTGACAGAGGGTCATGTTGCGTTTTATGAGCGCAAATTTCTTGAACACACAGTTAATGTTGAACAGTTGTATGAGCCTACAATTGATGTTTTGGTGCACCTAGATGAACAATATTGTTGGGACACCAGAAAGCAGAAATCATTTGAGGCCACTGTTTCTAATATGAAGTTGGGAGATGCTTACAGCGATCCATATGCTGATTTGCTCTTTGATCGAGATACATCAGGTCCCCAGCAAGTGTTTGGCCCAGGAATTTCCACGTCACTTCACTCTTTTGAGAGTGTGTCAGTTGGAGCCTAGGTCTTTTTGGTCCTCAGCAAGACGTTAAACTGCTGATCCCCAGTGTTAATGGGGATCCGTGCTATGTGTTCACGTGATAATTAGACACTTACTCCTTAGCTACCTATATTGTAGGAGTTTACCCTGGTTCTCATCACCTCCGCAAAACAGAAAGACCGCGTGGTTGTGATCGGAAAAACCGGCCTGGACAGGTGTCCACTGATAAATCAGTAGGGGGCGAGCCACAGCCTTGCAAACCAAGTGGAGTCCGTAAGCCGGATG